CTTTTTTATTCAATTCTTTTTTTTTTTTAACTATAGGAATGTTTCATGGCTATATTCAGAGGTGTAGGTGGCTCAGGAGATTCATCGGACAATTCCTATTTGGAAGAACTTACTGCAATAGCTAATGAAGTAGAGCAAGACAAAGTAGCTACTCAAACAGCCGCTACTTTTGCTGTTCAGAGTGCATCACAAGCATACAGTTTTTCTATTAATGCTGAAAATTCTGCGGATGATGCGGCAAGCTATTTAGCTTCCGTTCAGAATGTAGAGGTTACATCAGCTAGTTTTAATACTGGTAATGGTGTGCTTACATTGACTAAGTTAGGCGGCGGTACAGTTACCACAGACCTTGATGGTAGATTCCTAACGTCATACACAGAAACAAACGATTTATCCACAGCCGTAACGTGGGCTAACGTACCAGACGCGAACATAACTGAGTCTAGCGTTACACAGTACTTAACAGCCGCTAATGTTACTAGCCCGCTTACAGGCGGCACTGGTATCTCTATAGCGAGTAACGGTACTATTACCAATGATTCGCCAGACCAGACAGTAGCCTTGACAGGCACAGGCGCTACTACGATAACTGGTACATATCCTAACTTTACCATCAATAGTGTAAACACAACATACACTGTAGGTGATGGCGGATTAACAACAAATGATTTTACAAATGCTGACCATACTAAACTAAACGGCATTGAGGCTAATGCTACTGCTGACCAAACAGGCGCAGAGATAAAGACAGCCTATGAAGCTGAAGCAGATACTAATGCATTTACCGATGCAGAAAAAACAAAGCTATCTAATATTGAGGCTACCGCAGACGTAACCGACACAGTTAACGTAACTGCCGCAGGCGCACTAATGGATTCAGAAGTAACTAACCTAGCACAGGTTAAGGCTTTTGATTCTTCTGATTATCTAACAACCCATCAAGACATCTCAGGCAAAGCCAATTTATCAGGTGCCTCGTTTACAGGTGATGTAAATTTAGGCGATAACAATAAGATTAATATTGGTGCTAGTAGTGACCTTCAAATATACCACGATGGTAGTGATAGCTACATTGATGAACAAGGCACTGGCGATTTAATTGTTAAAGGTCTATCTAATATAAAATTCCAGAGAGCGGACACTGGAACAAATATGTTCACAATAAGACCAAACCGAGTTGAAACATACGATGCAAGTGGAAATCTTATAACAAAAGTTGATGCAGATGGTCTTGATGTTACTGGAGAGTTGTCTACAACCGATACTATAACAGCACCTAATGTAGACATAGCCACAACAGGAACAGTTACTACTAATATTGCTACAGGTGCGAATAGCGGCTCATCAACAAAAGTAGTTAACATAGCAACTGGATATAGTACAGACGGTACAACAACAGTTAACATAGCACCTACTAGCTCAACGACCACAAAGCAGATTAATCTAAATGGCGATGTGAGTATAGCTGGAACAGTCACAGGCAATGCAGACGGAGTTGTTTTAGAACATGCTAAGTCTGATGATTTAGAACCTGTCTTAGAGTTACAAAACACAACAGCATCTGGTAGTGGTTATCGCGGTGCTTTTATTTCGATGACAGGTTACAGCACAAGTGGTACTGAATATACTCGCGGTGTTATCGGAATGGGCAGTTCTACTGCTCAATATTCTTATCCTTACATAGCGGCTAATATTACTTCGGTAAGCTGTGGCATTAAACTCTCAGGTTCAAGTAGCTCTGCATATAACGCACTGACTCCTTGTAACAGTATAGGTTCAAATCTCAACAACGGCATGCAATGCGGGCATCCTTTTTATAAATGGAACACTGTATACGCTACAAATGGTAATATCTCTACCTCTGACCAAACACACAAAAGAGACGTAGAGGAACTATCAGAAGCAGAGACTCGTGTAGCTGTTGCCTGCAAAGGCTTACTTCGTAAGTACCGATGGAAAGATGCATATGAAGAAAAAGGCGAGGAAGCAAGAATCCACTTTGGAATAATGGCTCAAGATTTACGAGATGCGTTTTCTAATGAGGGATTAGATGCGAGCCGTTACGCTATGTTCTGCTCTGACACTTGGTGGGAAGATGAAACAGGTGAAAGACACGAAGAACAAGAATTAGCACCAGAGGGAGCAGTTGAGACTACACAGTTAGGCGTTAGATACGAAGAACTATTAGCATTTATAATAGCGGCACTTTAAGGAATAATATCATGGTAACGGAAGAAACTAAACAAGCTGTAGACGTATTTGCGGCATCCACAGGTGCTATGTCTTTGGCGGCTTGGTTGCCTCCTGTTGCTAGTATTTTTACTATTATCTGGTTAGGTATTCGTATCTATGAATCAGAGACAATACAAAAGATTGTACATAAGAAGTGAGAAAATTATGTTACAACAATTAATTGGACCAGTATCAGTATTACTTGATAAATTTATAGAGGATAAAGACAAGAAGAATGCCATCGCCTTTGAACTTTCGACAATGGCTGAAAACCACGCGCAGGAACTTGCGAAAGCACAACTTGCGGTTAATAAGACAGAAGCGGCACACCGAAGCCTATTTGTATCGGGTTGGAGACCTGCTGTTGGTTGGACTTGTTGTTTTGGACTTGCGGGTCAGTACATTCTTATCCCAATGGCAAATTTTTCGCTTGCTCTTACCGATTCTGCCATTAAAATCCCTGTACTAGATACTTCAACCATGATGCCAGTTCTTATGGGTATGCTTGGTTTAGGTGCTATGAGAACTGTTGAAAAAGCCAAAGGCGTAGCGAGGAATAAATAATGGGAATGTACGGACCGACACAAAAGCAGTATACAGGGACTGGCGGCAGTTATGGCGGTGGTTCGTCTTCCACGAGCACTCCCAGCACTCCTAGTAGTGACCCTTATTCTACGTACGTTCCCCCCTCCTCTGGCGGTGCAGGTACTCCTGATGTAATATCTTATGGTGGTACATACTCAGGAGAAACAGCTCCTTCTGGCTACACCCCTACGTACTTTCAGTTGTTTGGCACGCCCTCTCCTGAAGATATGCAAGCCTTCTATACTGTATACTATAGTATAACAGGAGAAGATATTGAAAGCCATCCTGCGGCACAGGTAACTAATTATGTAAGACCTTTTGTCGTTGATTATTCAAGCGGTGCATCAACCGAGCAAATAAATAAAATAAAAGAACAAGAAAAAGAATTTTTAGAAACAGGAATGTTGCCTTATGATTTGACGGCACAGTTAGACAGTCTCCGTGAAAGCATACCTACACAGACAATCGCTGATAAAGTAAACGAAGGCGCAGAGTATAAGACACCTACTAGCTTAAGAGAAGCTAAGGGACTTGCTGATAAAATTTATGTAGATACCCTTGAGCATCACTTAACCTTACACGCAGTAGGCAGTGACGAGCACGAAGCTATAAGACAGGCTTTGATATTAGGACCTTTAAATTTTAATAATCCTGAAGCGGCAATTAACAATTTATTTGGTGATATGAGTACGTATGCCGTCCAAGAAGCCGCACGTTTCCAAGCGGCAAGCATGAAAGAGTATTTGACAGCCAACAACATACCTCTGTATCAAGAAGTAGAGAACGAGGCGATAGAAGGTGACAAAGTATACTTAAACACAGGGACTGCTCTGCAATGGTTTGAAGAAGACGGGAACGCTTTAAATCTCAATGGGGGACATTTTGGTTACAACAGGTATTTAGCGTCAGAGGATACAGAACTAGGCTCATACAGTATGTATGAAACTGCACCACCGCCCCCAGAAAACAATGCTATTAAACCTCTTACACAGTTATTTGCTGTAGGGTCAGTTATACTTTCTGGTATGTTTCCGCAATTTGGACCTATTTTTTCCGCTGTTAACACACTGGTACAGGGTGGAAATCTTGAAGATGCTTTAAAAAATGGCGCGTCTCAGTTTATTGCTAGCGGTATTTCCAACGCAACCACCGCTGAGCTTAACGAAGTCACAACAAAAATCTTTGACGCAGGAGGTATTGACCTTACATCTATGCCTGTCCCTGCTCAAAATATGATATTAGATACCTCCAGAAGTATGATGCTAGGTGAGTCAGGCTCAGACGCATTTAAGGCATCAGCCACAGGCGAGCTTTTAGAATCTATCGATGTTGACATTGATTCACCTGATTTTAATTTTGATACTCCTGAGTTTATTTCAAATTTTGGAAATGTCCTTAAAGACGCAGGGGAAGCTGTTGTTGATGTTTTAGAAGAACCTGTAGACCTTATAGCCGATGCTTTTGAGCCTGTTTTAGATTTTGGTGATGACGTTATTGATGCTGTAGAGCCTATAGTGCAGACAGGTTCAGATGTCCTATCTGATGCCGAAGATGTAGTTATTGATGCTGTAGAAGAAGAAACGGTAGACGCTTCTTTACCAGAGCCTGTTCAAAACGTAGTTAATGATACAGTCCAAGCCCTACTAGAAGGCGGCTCAGCAACAGACGCGGCTCTAGAGTCAATAGCAAGCGAATCGTGGTCAGCCATTAAAGATGCCGCTCCTGCATTAGAAGATGCCATTAAAGATGTTATACCTGATGTAGATTTTAACACTCCTGAGTGGCTTGAGAACGCAGGCAATATTGTTGTTGAATTAGCAGAAACAGTTGAACCAATTGCAAAAACATTAGAAGACGTCTTTATAGACCCTATAGATGACGCTGTAGACGCTTTTGGAGGTAATGTAGTAGACCCTATACTACAAGCAGGACAACAAGTAACTGAAGCCATTATAGACCCTATAGATGACGCTATAGACGCTTTTGGGGATACTGTAGTAGACCCTGTACTGCAAACAGGACAACAAGTAACTGAAGCCATTATAGACCCTATAGATGACGTTATAGACGCTTTTGGGGATACTGTAGTAGACCCTATACTACAAGCAGGTTCGGATGTTTTATCTGACGTAGAGGACGTTCTTAAAGAAGGCGGGCGTTTTCTTGATGATTTAATTGATTGGGATAAATTAGTTGGATTAAGAGCCGCAGGTGTTTCAAAGCCACTAACACCAACAGAAACTTTATTTGCAGGTGAGATATATCAACATAAGATTAAAGAAGCTCCTGATATGTTGTTTACTAATGAGCAAATAAAAAATTATTTAAAAGGAAACAACACACAGCAAGCAACAAACGTTTCTGTACCTTTAGATATGTTTGGACAGCCCAGTAGTAATGTGTTTGGCAGTAAAGGCGGTGGGTTGTTTGGTAAAGGAACAAACGAGTTTTTAGGAACAGCACCTGTAGTAAACAATAAACCAAACAAAGAAGATGAAGAAGTAAAACCTTTTGATTTATTTTCATCAACAATTTAGAACAACACAACAAAGGTATATAGTCTGATGACTTACTTACAACTAGTAAATAGCGTATTACGTAGATTAAGAGAAGACGAAATAGCTACTATTGAAAATTCTACTGATTCTTATGCGAAACTTATAGGAGAGTTTGTAAATGACGCTAGACGTATTGTTGAAGATTCGTGGGATTGGTCAGCACTTAGGAACACAATAACTGTCTCTACAACTGATGATATTTTTACGTATACAATGACGGGAACAAACAATTCGTTTAAAATACTAGATGTTATTAATGACACTTCTAATTCTTTTATGCGTCCTGCTAGTTCTCAATGGATGAACAATGCATACCTAGTACAAGAGCCTGTTAAAGGTTCTCCTGAATACTACTCTTGGAACGGTGTAGACGCTGATGGTAACGCTTTAGTTGATTTGTACCCTAAACCAGATAAGGCATATACACTACGTTTTAATATTGTAGACAGAGGAGATTCTTTTAGCCTTGATGCAGAGAAACTAGTTGTCCCTTCATCTCCTGTCATTCAATACGCAGTGGCTTTAGCTTCTCGAGAAAGAGGCGAAACAGGCGGTACTTCTGCACAAGAATTGTTTTCTTTAGCGGACACTACACTAGCCGATGCTGTAGCTTTTGACGCGGCTAGATTTCCTTCTGAAACTGTATGGACACCTTGCTAATGGCACAACAAATACAGAACATTACAATTCAAGCCCCAGGATTTGCAGGGATTAACAGCGAAGATTCTCCGTTGTCTCTTGACCAATCTTTTGCGGCAACTGCGAGTAACTGTATTATTGATTCTTATGGACGTATAGGCTCTCGTAAAGGCTATTCAGAAATATCTACTCATGCCAGTACAGCCACGTTGTTAGGCTCTAGTAGGGGCATAGAGGCTATACACGAGTCACTAGATGCTAGTGGAGATAAAGTAGTATTCTCCGCGGGCAACAATAAAATATTTTCAGGAACTACTACATTAACTGACTTATCTGGCTCTATAGACTATACACCAACAGCAAACAACTGGAAGATTGTTAGTTTTAATAATCACACTTATTTTTATCAAAGAAACCACGAGCCTTTGATTTACACAGATTCTAGTGGCTCAGGAGTACTGGTCGAGCATAGTGGTTTTGCAGGCTCACCTACAGCACCGCAGGCTAACGAAGTATTAGGAGCATACGGTAGGCTATGGGCGGCTGATGTGTCTGGTGACACCAAGACTGTTTATTGGAGTGACACACTACAAGGACATAAGTGGTCAGGCGGTACAGCAGGCTCTTTAAACTTGACTACTGTATTTCCAACAGGACATGATGAAGTTGTGGCACTAGCCGCACATAACGGCTTTTTAGTTATTTTCTGTAAGGATTCAATCATTGTCTATTCTGGAGCTGAAAGCCCTGCAACTATGCAACTACACGATACTGTAGAAGGCGTGGGTTGTATTGCTAGGGATTCCGTACAGCACACAGGTACAGATATTTTATTTTTATCTAAAGACGGTGTACGTAGCTTTGGAAGGACAATACAAGAAAAGTCAATGCCAATGCGCGACATCAGTAATAATGTCCGCGGTGAGCTAACAAAGATTGTTAACGAACAAACAAACCCTATTAAATCTATATATAGTGCTGAACAAGCATTTTACTTATTATCTTTTGCAGACAGTCAGACTGTATATTGCTTTGATATGAGACAAACGCTACAAGACGGCACTAACCGAGTAACAACGTGGTCAGGTGTCAATCCTAGAAGCATAGCTAGATTGTCCGATGGTAGTATATATTTTGGTAGAGAAAACGGCATATTCAAGTACGAAGGATATTTGGATGACGGTGAACCATATCAAATGCTATACTACAGTAATCCGTTAAATTTTGGTAACTCTACAAATATTAAGTTTCTAAAAAAGTTTAACATTACTGTTATAGGTAACGTAGCGGCAAAAACAACATTAGCTTGGGGTTATGATTATGAAAGTACTTTTAATAAAAAAGTGTTTAGTACTGAAGAACCTAATACACAGATAGCAGAATATAATGTTGCTGAGTTTGGAGACGCAACGACAACTTTGCAGATACCTGACCAACCTACTGTTTTTTTAGGAGACTACAGCAGTGCTCCTGCTACTACGGGAACACCTTATACTATTTATTTTAATACAACAGACAGTAAGTTTTATTTTGAATTTAACAATACATGGCTTGAAGCGTCTGTGTTAAATTCTAATTATGTCGCTTCTTTATTTACACAGGGGACGGACATACAGCGACCTTCAGTAAACACAAGCGGTAGTGGTGCTGTAATTACCATTGGAATCGAATCTACTATTAATAACGCACCTTATTCAATACAACAAATAGATGTACATGCTCTTATGGGGAGATTAATTTAATGACAGACTATACTCAAACAACTAACTTCGCACAAAAAGACTCACTCCCTTCAGGCAATCCTTCTAAAGTAGTTAAAGGTTCTGAATTTCAACAGGAGTTTACTAATATTGCTACAGCTGTAGGCACAAAAGCTGATAAAACAGGTGCTAATTTTACAGGCTCTGTTACAATGCAGTCTGACCTCATTGTAGATATTAACACCTTTGTGGTGGATTCTTCAGAATCTAAAGTAGGTATAGGCACAACAACACCTACGGAAAAACTGGATATAAACGGAGATTCAATTCGTTTACGTACAGCACAAACTCCTGCAAGCGCGGGTGCGGCAGGCTCTCAAGGGCAAATAGCTTGGGATACTAATTACATTTATGTGTGCATAGCTACTAATACGTGGAAACGTGTAGCTATCTCTACTTGGTCATAGAGGGTATAAAATGAGTTTATTAGGTTCATACGGTGATTATCGCTTAGGTGCTCAAGCAGGGGCTCAAACAGAACAATTAGCAAGTGATGTTTTAGGGCAAGCGCAAGCACAAGGCGTTGCCGCGGCAGAAATGGCTGAGTTTCAACCCTTTTCAATTACGGGTGCAACAGGGGCATCATCTACTGTAGGTAACACAGGGATTACATCATTAAACGTAGGTTCAGACGAACAAGCACTAATGGCGTCTCTTCAGCCTCAAATAGCCACTGCGTTTCAAGGTGTAGGTCAAGACGTAAACATAGGTGGTCAGGCAACCACTGCTTTTGCTGGCTTAGGTACTCCAAATGCTTTAACCACAGGGGGTCAAACAGCTTTAGGTGCTATAGGTCAAGGAACTCCTTTTGCCGCAACTAACCAAGCGTATTCAGCTTTAGGACAGTCTCCTCTAACTACTTCAGCTCTTCAAGGTCTAACTGGTTTTACACCTTCTGTTGATGCTTCAGGTATTCAAGGTTTAACTGGACAAGCATCTAGTTTAGGTTTTCAAGGATTAACTCCTTCAGATACTTCAGGTCTTTTTCAGGGGTTGTCTCCTACAGCTGATGCATCAGTAATGTCTGGTTTAGGACAAGGAGGTTTGTCACAAGCAGGTCAAACAGCTCTTTCAGGTTTGAGCGCAGGAGGAGCTTCGGGTGTTCTTGGAGGCTTTGGGGACATGGGTTCTGCTGCCCGCACTGATTTGGATAACATACTTTTAGATAGAGGAATAACAGGGGTTAGTGTCTTAAAGGAAGGTTATGGTACAAGTGCTGAAAGACGTGACTTAACAGACTTGTCTCAAGCGGCTTTGACAGGAGCAGGAGCTTCTGCCTTAACAGGCTTAGGCGCAACAGGTTTGACAGGAGTAGGAGCAACAGGTTTAAGCCAAGCAGGTGAAAGCGCTTTACAACAAAACATTATAGACCAAGCTACTGGAAGTTTTGCAGGAATAGGAACTGACCCAAGAATAGCAGGTTTGTTGTCTCAATCTGATACTTCTTTATCAAGAGCGGCTACTGATATATCTAGTACAACTCAAGATATTTATAATCAAATAAGAGCCACACAGACACCTGAAGAAGAACGTAAGGCTCTAGCCTTAGAGGAACGTATGTTATCTCAGGGACGCTTGGGGTTAAGTTCTGATGCGTATGGCGGTGCTACTCCAGAAATGTTAGCTCAGGAAACAGCTAGACAAGAAGCTATGGCTAGTGCAGGTTTAATGGCTAGACAACAAGCTGTACAAGAACGAGAACAAGACTACACTAGAGGTTTGGGCTTATTGAATCAAACTGAGTCAATGAGACAAAGTGACTTAGCAGAGGCAACTAGTTTATTAGGCGCGGCAGGTACTCGACAAGAGCAAGATTTGGCTAAGGCACGTGCACAGCTAACAGGAGGTTTGAGTCAAGAACAGGCTGAGCTACAAAGAGCGCAAGCACAGCTTACAGGTGGTTTAAGTCAGCAACAAGCAGATTTAGCTAGAGAAACAGCGCAACTCTCAGCGGAAGAAAGAGCTGACCAAGCAGAACTACAGCGAGCTCAAGCAAAACTAGAGGCAGGTAATCTAAGAGAGCAAACGAATATAAACAAATTAATGGCTGAATTTGGTGCTGAAAGACAGCTTTCACAAGATGAGCTACAACGAGCACAAGCTCAGTTTGGCGCAGGAATGACCGCTGACCAACTTGCTTTGTCACAGGCTCAAGCAGAGTTTGGAGCAGGCGTAACCGCAGACCAAGCGGCATTACAGCGGGCACAGGCTGAAGCAGGTGCTGTTGAAAGAGCAAGACAAGCAGAGTTAGCTCAAACCCAAGCTCAATTTGCCGCAGACCTCGGTTTAGACCAAGCGGCATTACAAAGAGCGCAAGCACAACTAGGCGCAGGACTAAGTGTAGACCAAGCGGCACTACAGCAGGCTCAAGCACAATTAACGGGTGGTTTGAGTGCAGAGCAAGCAGAACTACAGCGAGCTCAAGCCTTATTAAGTTCAGGTTTAAGTCAAGAGCAGTTAGCCATGCAACAGGCGCAAGCTCAGCTAACTGGAGGTCTCAGCGCAGACCAAGCGGCACTACAACAGGCAACTGGTTTGTTGACTGCAAGTTATTTACCATCACAGCAAAACTTGGCTACAGCTATGTCATTACAAGACGCATACTACAAGCCACAACAACAAGCTCTTGGTTTATTAGGCGCAGGCACAAATATTGCTCAGTTAGCCGATTTAGGTCGAAGAGAAGGCGCAGGTATCTATGGAGACCTAGTACAACAAGGCTTAATGGGAAGTGCTAACTTATTAGACAGAGCGTCTAGTATGGAAATGGCATCTGATACTGAACGTTTACAAATTTATAAAGACATACTTGGACTTTAATAGAGGATAATTATCATGGCTAAACAACCCGACATAGTAGGTCTTTTTACTGGTATAAACAACCAACAGCGTTTAGACCCCTCTACAATGACCGCAGGTCAGTATCAACTAGCGATGCAGTCACGTAATCTTCAACAAGGAAGACAGGGGATGGTGAACGCACTGGGTAAACAGACTGGTGAGCAGAGACTACAGACAAAACAACAAGATGCTTTAATGGGTTTTAATAAACTACCTCTTGAAGAGCAAAAAAGAACTATTGTAGGCTTACAGGCGGCAGGCAATACAGCTTTAGCGGGCACACTTGCCACTCAATTAGCGTCTAATCAGAAAAGGCAAATTGAAGACATTAGGCGAGAAAAAATGATTACTCAAGCACAGTCATTAGGTTTAGACCAAACAGCTGAGTTGTTAGTTAACGGTGGTAGTCTTACTAAAGGTGCAGAAGATATACGTAAAGGACAAGAAACAGATATTGTCAATAAACAAGGACGAAGAGGTAAAATAGCTATAGCAAGAACACGTGATGTAGGAGAGCCTATGCTTAAGTCTATAGCAGGGGGCGAGTATGATTCTTTAAGCAATGAAGAGTTTCTTAAGGTAATATCAGGTGAAAAAGCAACCCTTAAAGTATATACAGATTCTAACGGTAAAGCAAGACCATTCCGTGTAAATGAGTCAGGTAAAGTATATAATAAAGACGCAGATAAATGGGTTATGCCTTCTGAGTTAGGTCTGACACAAGCCGCACAGCTGACTAGAACAATTACTGATGCTGATAGAATATCTGGCAAACTAAAAGACAAGGCTACAGATAACTTCTTTGTTGCTAATGAAAAAGCACTATCTGCTCAGAAAATATTAGAAATTAATGCTAACTCTCGTTCATTGATGGAGGAAGGTATCATTACTGGAGCAGGGGCTAATTTCTTATCAGGTATGGCTAGTATTGGTGTACAGTTAGGAATTGTACCGCAAGGTGTTGAAGATACGTTAATAGCTACTCAAACATTTATGGCTGAACGAGGCAAGCAAGTCCTTGCGTTGTTAGGCTCAGGAGACGTTGGTGCGGGTACTGGTATTTCGGATAAAGATGTGGCGTTTATGAAGGAAGTAGCGGGTCAGCAAATTACGTTGAACAAAGAAACTTTATCACGTATTATGCGTATTGAAGAACTAGCCGCTAGGAATGCTATTGCTGCAAGTAACTCACGCCTAGAAGTAATGAAGCAGTATGTTGGTGCAGACGAAGACTCTGCTCTATTGGATACGTTCTTTGTGCCTATGCCAGAGCCTTCAGTTACAGGTTATGTACCGACACAAGCGGCTCAGAATTATTTAGAGCAAGCAAGAGACAGAAGAACTCAACAAGTACCTCAATAGGAAGTTATAATGCAAATTCAAAATTATACAAAAGATGAATTGCTTGACGCTTTAGAAATGGCTGACCAACAGCAAGACATTCAGGCGGTCAACGAGCTTACTGGTATGCTTGAGGAGTTTGATAAGTCTCAAGGCTATCAGCCTGAAGAGTTTGTTTCCGAAGAGTCTTACAGAAAAGTACTAGCGGACGCAGGTAAAACAGTAGATGACTTACCTGTGTTTTTAGAAGAGTTAAAACAGAAGGAAGAAGCAGGTACGTTGTCCAATAGAGAACGTGGTGTTTATGGCGCGTTAAGCGGTAGAGGTGGACTAGGTACTGGTCTTGATTTGGTAGGGACAGGTATAAGCCTTTCGGCTAGAGAGGTCAGCAAGTTTATACCCGACAGTGTAGAAAAGAAAGTTGTTGACGGTGTTACTGAGTCAGTTAAAAAACTAGGTGAAATACCTACTGTTCAGAAAGGACTAGAAGCAATTGGTGAAGGCTACCAGTCATATCTACAGTGGAAGTCAGAAAACCCTAATGATGCTATGGGTGTAGAAAGTATTATCAATGTAGCAGAAGTATTTGCTCCTCCGTTTAAGCGTAAGCCTATTCCCGATAAAACTATGTTCCGTACAATGGCTGACAAACAGCTTGACAAAGCCAGAGAGTTGGAGACTGGACAGCGTAAGGATTACTTATACACATTAATTACTCCTATATCTACTAAAGCTAATGACGAAGCCCGTGTTAAGCGTATGACTCAGAATGATAAGGGTCGTAACGTCTATAATCCCACTGACGAAGAAGAAGAAATGGTAAACATCTTAAAGCGTATACCTGTCAGTGCTGATAATAGTTTGGTAGGCAACAGAGTTATACTGGATACTGAGATAAACAAAGTCCACAACTCTTTGGTCAAACAGCTAGGTAAATCTAAAGTCAAGTTAAATAAGAAAGAATTAAATACTGAGTTAGAAGGAATTGTAGACGACCTACAAGAAACTAACCCCGTGCTTGTTGGTGATGCCTCAGCAGTAGCTAAAAAGATATTCAACAAAGCACAACAGCTGTTAGTCAAGTCTGATGGTTCTCCTGCACAACTTATGCAAGTACGTAGAGACTTAGACAAATGGGCTAAACAACAAGGCAAAGGTAGCTTTGATGGTAACGAGAACGCATATACAGTAGCACAACGCGCTGTACGTGACTTCCTAAACGAAAAAGTAGCCGATGCTGTACCTGAGACTGCTGTGTTAGATAAACTACGTAAACAACACTTGTTACTACGTGCGGGTGACAGACTAGTGCCCAAAGCCGCACAAGAGGCTGACACAAAAATAGGTCGTTTAGTTGATAACTTTTACATAGCGACAGGGACTACACCTCCCAAGACTATGTTAGGTAAAGTAGCTACTGTAGGTTTAGCTACAAGTATCGTAGGTGGTGCAGGGATGCTAGGTGCGTTACCTTACTTAGCCTCTGGTGCGGGTGCAGGGACAATAGGTTATGCAATCTATCGTGGTTCGGTCAGTCCGTCATTACGTAAGGCACTATCAGCCGCGCTTAGAGAGACAGACAATCTGTTAAGTAGTAAACTAAGCAAAGAGATGCGTAAGGCTATACAGGCTGACCGTGTTGTTCTTGTGGAGGCAATGAAACTACCTACAGCACCTGAAGGAGCAGACGAAGATGAGTGATGCTTTAGATACTAAAAGCCCGTGGAGTTCTTTAAGTCAGCCTAAGTCGGCTAGTCAATACTACGCCAAACAGATGCTAGATAAGCCACCAGAAGAAAGACAAAAGTATGCTGAAGAATTAGCGTACAATCAGCTTTCTCTTGCTCCTGTTTCAGGTGAGGTTATATCTGCTAAGGAGGCTAAAGATTACTTTGGAGAGGGAAGGACTGGCATGGGCATGTTAGCTACCGCAGGGGCTATTCCTCTTGCAGGGGCGGCTATACGCCCTCTAACTAAAAGCGTGGGTAGCTTACTAAATAAAACAGCAATGAACACCCCTACGTTAATTCCAGAATTTTATTCTAACCCTATTAAAGGTCCTATTAATTTTCTTAAAGAGTATGGTAAGTCTTTTTTACCCGCTATTAAAGAAAGTATTGACCCTGTAGAGGTTGCCCGTAGAAGCCAAACAGGAATGTCTAAAAGAAAATTACAAGAAGGTTTACAACCAACAGTTGGTAAGGACGCTGAACTTACAGGGACTAGTATAAATCGACAAGTGACCCCAGACGCTGACAACGCTGTAGAAAGAAGTGTAATTGGTCTTTCTTATTTAGACAGCAGGATACCTATTCAGGACACATCCAGAATATCGTCTGGCATAGGCAATGGTTTTAGACGAAGCAACGCTGAACAAGTGCCTGAGTCTATTGTACAGCGGGCAACAAATCAGCTTACTGAAGGACCACACGTTAAGAGCGGAAGTAAGACAGAATATGAAATACAAATAAAAGACCCGCACAACAAAAGCAACGAGGGTTTTATAGAATCTGTGGGTGATGCTAGTGCGGGGTCTACTGTTGTCCGTATGATGCGCGGGGATTCTAAAGAAAAGTACTTAAAAACTATAAACAACTATAGAAAAGCTGACGAATTAGAACCTTTCGATAAGTTAGATGGAAGACAAATGGTAGAGTATATGCAAATTTCCTCTACCTTAGATAACGCAAATATAAAAATAATGCAACAAGCGGGTGTTACAGGTCAGCCTGCTCAGGTCGTATCTAAACTTTTAGCGGCAAGAGCAAAGCAAGCATCGGGCAAACCCTTTACTGATAAAGATAAACAGCTAAAGAAAACGCTAGATACCTTTAACAATCTTTTAGATAAGCGTATAATTAAACTTTCTAAAGTAAAGGATGAAGCAGGTAATGTAGTCAGTTCCCGTAACGTAGGCGACATACAGCAACCAGACGGTTATCTTGTAACACAGCAAGCGTTTACATCGAGACAGAAAGAACTAGGAGGCATGAACGCTTTTGTTGTCGTTGACCCTAATTCTGAAAAGATGTACACTATGATAAGTGATGGTCACGACATTATGGGTGTAAACCCTGTGGGTGGTAAGGGGCTGATAACAGCCGAACCTATAATTGTTTCGTCTATTAAACCCAAAGGCGGTTACAAGAAATCTCAAATAAAGAGTAGAGCAACACAGGCAAATGTTAATGAGGCTTTGTCTGACACAGAAAAACTAACGGGGATTAAGCCAGATAAAGGTGAGAGCGACTTGAATTACACTCTAAGGGCTTTAAGTACTTATAAACCTGCCGTTACTGCGGCTGACAAAGCTAGGGCTAGGAACGCTAAATTGAAGCTAGGAGGGACTTTAGGTACGGGTGGGTTACTGACAGGTGCGGCTTTAAGAGACGATGAATAACAAAAGGGGGCATTGCGCCCCCTTAGTTTTACCTATGCTATTTCACACGCGCCTCCGACACACGCCAGTTCTTGCGAACCTGTAGTATTA